TCATGGCGCTTGCTGGCGCCGACCACATCGATGATCAGAAGGTCAGACTTGCCGGGGTGCTTTCGGGTGCCCCGGCCGACCATCTGCACGTAGAGGTTGTGCACGGTAGTCGGGCGGGCTACCACAACGACCGAGATGGACGACTCGTCAAACCCCTCGGTCAGCACGGAGCAGTTGGTGATGCACTGGGTCTGCCCGCTCTTGAGCCGCAGCAACATCGCTGCCCGTTCGTCCTTCGGCGTGCTGCCGTCCAGTGCCTCAGCCGGGATCCCACGCTTGCTCAGCGCGGCAGCGAGCGCGTGTGCCGTCTTCACGGTGGGGGTGAAAGCAACCCCCTTGCGGTCACTGGCGTGCTCTTTGTAGGCGTCGGCGATCTGGTCGATCGCGCCGGAGTCCTCCAGCTCCCGGCCAAGGTCACCGTCCGAGTAGTCGCCACCGGTCTTGCGGACGCGGGTCATGTCCATCTTGGTCTCGACCACTTCGGCCGGAAGGATCGGCACCAGGAAGCCACCGTAGATCGCCTCCCGGATTGACATGTAAGAGACAACTTTCTCCCACACGCCGAGCGTTTTGCCGTGCCGTTCCGGGGTGGCCGTGAAGCCGACCGTCAAAGGGCCGTAGGCGTTGAACGCGCCCATCCCCCGGAGAACCTTGGTCCAACTGGGTGACGGTGCATGGTGCGCCTCATCGGCGATGATCGTCCCGAACGGGGAGCGACGGCCGGACTCAGCAAGCTGGGCCAGCCGTGCATCACTCTGGACGGTCGGCACGGAGGCGACCACAACGTCAGCGTCCACCTCGTTGCGCTCGGCCTTGACGATGCCTGTCCGCAGTTCCGGCGCTTGCCAGCCCAGCTTCTCGATGAACTGCTGAGCAAGCTCTTCACGGTGCACGAGCACCAGCGACCGGCCCCGGTCGGCCCGGTTCATGGCCATGGTGCCCATGACGACACCCTTACCGGTCCCGGTCGGGTGCACCACCAGTGGACGCCGGACACCTTCACGCTCAGCCTGCTCGACGGCTTCCAGGGCTTCCGTCTGGTAATAGCGCTGCTCAATGGCCATCAGTGATGGCCCCGCTCCACGGTTACCACGAACAGCTTGTAGGACATCGGGCCGCGTCCGTTCTTGGGCGTGAACTCTTTGGTGCCCTCGAACGTCACCGTGACCGTGTCGCCTACCTGGATCTCGGCGGAGATCAGGGCCTCGCGCAACACCTGACCGTGACCGGCCACCCGGACGCGCTCCACCCCACCCAGCCAGAGATCCACGTACGGGGCCTGACCGTCGTTGTAGTGCGTCGGCTGGGTGCCCATCCGCAGGACCACACCGGTGACCGTGTCGCCCTCGGCCATGTCCTTGCGGGTCGCCCAGTCACGCGGCCTACCCTCGGTCAGCGCGCGGACGGCGCACATCAGGCAACCATCCCACTCGTGCGTCTCCATCGTTGTCGTCATGCCTGATACCTTACCGTCAGGGCTGCGAGGTGTCAATCATCGATCCGGCATCGACCGCCACACGGCGCACAGGGGAGGCTGAGGCCTGTATGGCCTCTCGGGTTGGTCACGGTCTTGGTTCCATCCAGGTGGTGAACCGTGAACGGCGCAGTTGGAGGTTCCGGGTAGATCTCGTTCCAGCCGGTGGCCTCGCGCACCCACTCGACCTTCCGGCCGTCCTTGCTCAGCCAGCGCTCTACCGCGAGCCACCCGGCGGCTACCGGCACCCGGCCGGAGCCGGTGACGTACCAGAGGCCGCCTGCCTTGAGCAGTGCGTACGTGTAGACCTTGGGCTGGGCCATGCCCCGGTTGGCGTCGTTGCCCTCGATCGGCCCCATCCCCTCGAACGAGATGCCCATCATCAGCACGGTGCCGTTCGCGATCTTCTTGTTGTCCAGCGTGAACGTCATGATCAACCCTCCTGGGTCCAGAGACAGACGGGCCGCGCGAGGATGCCTCGCGCGGCCCGGTGCGGCGGCCTGTCGTCGGGTCAGGCGCGCCGGGGAGAAGCTCTACTTTCCGGCGCGCCGGATGGCCAGCCCGAAGTGCTTGTAGGGCTTGCCCGCGAAGCGGCCCTTCTTGATCGGCTTCTCGCCGAAGTACTTCACGGCCAGACGGTCACCAACCTGGGGGTCCGCGTCCTGGAGCTCTCGCTTGAGCACGGCGCCGTAGCCGATCACCCGGTACTTGGTGCCGTCCTTGACCTGGATGGTCACGGTCGGCACCATCGGGTTCTCGCCGTCGTTGGCGAAGTCCGAGCGGGTCTCGCCGACCTTGACGACCAGGCCGGAGATGCCCTCGCCGACCTCGGACGGGACCCAGCCTTCCGAGTCGTCCTCCTCGACGTCGTCAAGCAGGTCGTCGAAGTCGTCATCCGCCGCAGCGGTCACTCCACCGGTCCCGATCTTGTCGAACAGCTCGTCAGTGTCGTCCTTGGCGGTCGTCTTGCTGGTGGCCATTAGGACCACCTTTCTGTGAGTTGAGCTAGTTAGTTGTCGGTACGGGCTCCGGCCCGCTCTGTTGGCGCAACGTCCGTCCTCCTGCGCTGCCGGAGCCCCGTGCATCGAACCTCTTAACCCCGTTCGCATGGGGCGTCCGCCGTGAGTTGTTCGGACCGGTCTTGGGCGAACCTCGGACCGCTCGTAGACCAGGGAGGAATTGAACCTCCACCTTCCTGCCAACCCCCGCCACCTCGAACCGGGGGTTGGACGGGCAGCTCTACCGTTGAGCTACAGGTCACCACGTGATCTTTCACCACCGTTCAGTAGCTCCGGCTTGCATGACTAGGCCGGTCCACTCATGCGCATCCCGCCGTGGACTTGAACCACGGTGGCCCGTCGGTGCACCGAGGGCTGACAACTGCCTATCCAGGATGCCGGGCTCCGCGAAGCGCCCGGGTCGCTCGCCGGTCGGGGGTCCGAATCGGCTTGCAGGGAGTACGTTACAGCCTAGACGTCAATGTTGCAACGTTGACATGTGAGTGTCACTTCAGAGGCCTGATCACCATGCGCCGGTACCGGCCGGTGACGGTCACTTTCTCGGCCACCTCGGGGAAGTCCCGGCGTAGTGCCTCGACGTCGATCCTGGTCGAGCTCACCTCTGGGTACGACACCACCTTCTTGTCCCCCAGGTAGCCCGCTCCGGCGTCGCCCACTTCCATCCGAAAGTAGTTCTTGATCTCGTCCAGGCGTCGGGTCGCAACCTCCACGGCATCCTTGGCCGACCGGTAGTCGGCCAGCCACTCGGCCGCGTCCTCGGGGAGCTGGGTGGACGGTGTGATGACGGTCGGGTGAAGCTGCTTCAGCAGCTCCTCGGTCTTGGGGTGCCTGAGGTTATGCATCGGCGGTTCGTCGCCCAGCACGTTGACCACCCAGAACCGTTCCGCCTCGTCGGCCAGCTCCCGGAACCAGTCCTTGTCGAACTTGATCTCAACCGTGAAGAACTGCCGTTCGATACCCAGGACCAGGCAGCCCAGGTACGCCACGGGGAGACCGATGATGCCCATCTGCCACTGGCACTGTGCCTGGTAACTGAGTGGCGCCGAACCGGTCCCGTATCCGTCCGGCGTGATCGTGCCGCTGGCCCAGTGCTCGTCATCCCCGGCCGTCTTGCACTCGATCAGGGCTTCCGCCCGCCACGAGCGAGGCTTGCACGCGAACCGGTCCGGCGTCACCCGCAGGAACGGCTTCTCTCTGTCAGCCCAGAGCCCACCGGCGAACCGGCTGGTGAGGCCGACCTCCTCAGCCGTCTTCTGCGCGACGACATCCTCCAGCCGGTGACCCCACTCGATCGCGGCCCGGCCTGACAGATCCTTACCGCCGTGCTTCTTGGTGTTCCACACGCTGAAGGGAGTCTCGTACTCCGAGATCCCCACCAGCGCGCCGACCTCGGAGCCGCCGACCCCCTCTTGCCGTGCTGCCAGCCAGAGCTCTCTACCAGCGCACTCGGGGAGGATGAGAGACGCGGGACTCTTGGCCACGGTCGCCATCCGGTGCGCCGGGTGCGGACAGCCGAGCCGCCCGCCGGTCCGGGCCAGGTGTTTCTGAACGGTCATCATGCGTGTTCCTCCCCAGAACAGCCACAGTCGTTGATCATGCACACCGGCGGAAGGCGCCAACGGGACCGTGGGAACTCGCTGACCGAGTCCAGCAGCACGTCATCCACAGACCGCACCTCGCCGTCCTCGATCTCGCGGATAAGATCCTGGAGCGCCTGTCGGCTGACCACGTGGTTACACGGGCGCATCTCCAGACCGCGAGCACAGCACCCGAACCAGGGCGGAGCGGTAGGGTCCTTCCCCTGGTTGGCCTTGCAGGTGGCCAGGGTCGCCCCGCAGCCATCGCACGGGGCGTCTGCCTCTATCTGCTGGCGCCGGGCCTTGATGTTCTCCCCGTTCACTACGCCTCCACTTTGATCTTGCTGAGCGCTTCGCGCTGGATCTTGGGGAGGTCGAACACCGGCTGTCCCGCGTACTCCATCGCCGCGACCCAGAGCCACCAGGCGTCACACTCGTTGTCATTGGTGAACTCGACCCCACCGCGCTTGAAGGCAGCGACGGCCATGTCCGTCTTGCTGGCCCCGCCCCGGCCGGTCGCGTACTTCTTGAGGCTGGAGGGCGGCAGCGTGGCGTACCTCAGCCCCTGCTCGATCAGGGCCGCGCGTACGGCTCCGTGCACCATGCCGGTGATCCCGGCGGACATCGACTTGTTGAGGTACCCCTCGATCAGCACGATGTTCGAGCCCGTCACGTAATTGACGATCTGGCTAGAGATCTCGGTAAGCCGGAGATCGCCCTTCTCACGAGGCTTGATCAAGTGGGTGCACACCTCCCCTTCAACCACCGTGTGCGCCACACCTGGCGCCGTGATCGACAGGTCCAGCCCGCTTACCATCCTCATTTCCCGTACGCACCGTTCTCCAGCCGGTCAGCAAACGCCGGGTCGTACCCGTCCGGGTGGACGCCCAGCGGCGCCGAGACGTCGGCCAGCGCATCGGGGGTGAGAGCAGCTTCGGCGATATTGGCCGACTCCCCCACTTGGTGGAGCCGGGTCAGCATGATGTCCGCTTGGACAACCGGCATCTCCATGTGCCGTTCCGCCCCATCGGCCAGTACGAATACGGCGCACACCCGGACCGTCTCCGGGCTGATGACGTAGCTGGTCAGGAGGTTCTTGTTCAGGTACTCCACCTGAATGGGTCTCAGGTCCTCCACAACGAGTTGGATCTTCATCTCGGTGCCTCTCTCCGTCGGTATGATGAAACCTTACCGTGACTACTGCGAAGTGTCAACACCGGGGAGGAGGACAGCCGTTTCCGCTGGTCAGACCTCGGTACGCGGGAGCGACTGGTGGGAGAACGGCCGGGTACGGACGACCACGCCCGAACCCGCCGCGTCCAGGGTCAGGCGGCCCAGCCAGATGGACCCGTTGGGCCGCTCCAGCCACTCCACCAGGGCCGCGCGGTCCGAGCTGTTGAGCTGGACGTGATGGTCCCGGTCTGGGATCACACGGGCCAGCGTGGCGCGGTAGACCGCCTCGGCCACGCGCCGGGCCTCCACGGCCTCCCAGCCCTGGATGCCGGACTTGGCCGTGTAGACCAGCCAGCGGTTCGAGCCCATCCGGATCTCCAGGTCCCCGTCCTCGCCCTCAACGAGGTGGAGCGCCACCCCGTAGTGCGGGTCATGAAGCGAGATCAGGGCCTCCTCGCCGGACCAGGGGTAGGCCAGGACGGCTCCCAGCTCCTCGGCCACCGTGGCCGGTGAGACGTAGTCCCCGTGCCGAGACTCCAGGTCGTTCACGTAGCGTCGGAGCGCGTCGGCCAGGGTCCGGGCTCGCGACTCCTCAGCCGTTTCCGGACAGTCGCCCGGATGGCCGAGCCCCTTCACGCACCACGGCTGGCGCGGGCACGGTTCCCGCTTCACGGGACGGTCAGCCGGGAAACGATCGCCTCGTGGATCGCAGTGGCCGCCTCGCCCAAGACCCGCATACCCGCATGACCGATCTCGCCGTGGTCGCTGCTGGCAGCTAGGTGGTCGCCCACCCAAATGTCGATCTCTTCGTCCCCCTGCTCAACCCGCAGATCAACCGACTTCACGCCAGGCCACGGGTATAGCAGCAGGGCGGAAAGCTCTCTGATGATCGTGTCGTTGCGTGAGATCGAGCTGTTGACCAGGCGGAAGTTCAGCTCCCCGATGTATGTGGCAAGTCCCTGGGCCAGCGTGGTCGGTTCGCCGTCCGTCAGTTCCAGCACGGCCTCCTGATCCATCGAGTCGATGGAGTCGACCATCTCGGCCACGATCTCCCGGGACTCGCCGGTCTCGGACATCACGTGCCGGATGCCGTCCTCCCGGATCAGCGCGTGCTTGACCGCGTCCAAGTCCGGCGCCTGGGCCATCAAGTCGGCCAGGCTCGGCTTGTCGTACGTTGGAAATCCCATATCAGTCCTCCCAAAATGTCGGGCCTTCTCCACCGTCTCTTACATTACCGTCATTGCTGCGAGGTGTCAACCGGGGAGGTCGGCCCAGGCGTCCAGAGCTGCTTTGATCGCCTGTCGGCGCGGGACGGAGAGCAGGCCCATTCCTGCCGTCCGGCTGATCTTCCGCCTGACCTCTACCGGCAGGGCGAGCCAGTCCTCTACGCAGCAGAACAGGTGGACCGGAACCCGGCGCGGGCATCCGCGCCGGGGACATCCGTGGTCGCTCATCCCCGGTCCTCGAAGAGGTCGCCGCACTCGTCGCACCGGACCACCTCGAGCGCCAGCACCTTCTTGCTCAGCCTGATGATGTTGGGCTCCAGGCACCCACACGTGGCCTTGACGTTGCTGCCGTTCGTCTTGGCCTCTCCTCTCGGCTTCTTGCCGATCTGCTCCCCGCCATCGGTCTCGTCCTCCTCGGCCGATCCGCCCATCCAGACGGGGAGGCTGACGACCAGACGAATCTCCTGGTCCAGGTCCGCCAGGATGTCCGCGTACCGGGCCAGAGTGTCATCGGTCAGGGTGACGAACGCGTACCCGTGGCCCTTGTCCGCCACGCTGGCCTTGTGCTGAAGGCCCATCTCCTCGGCCGCCTTGCGGAAGTCCTTGTTGTGCCACCGGCCCTGACGGCTGGTGTCCTGGATCTTCCGGACCCGGCACAGGGTGTGCGCGCCCTCGTGCAACATGGTCTGGAGCACCTGCTTCGCGCCCTTGGCCAGCGTCTCCCCTGCCATGAACATCTCGTGCATCGAAGCGCTGACGGCCGCGCCCTCCTCCCGGACCTTCCATCCGTCCGCCCGGAAGTGACCCCACTTGTTGTCACCCCGGAGCCCGGCGCCGGTCACGATCACGACGTCCGGGAGCTCCGGGTGGTCCTTGCGGATCCGCGCCCAGACCTTCTCCAGGAGCCGGACGACGGCAGATCCGGTGGCCTCCCGAGCTCCGCTGTTCATCAGCGAGTCAATCGGCTTGGCCAGAATGGCCGCCTTATCGATCGGGCCGAGTTCGGTCGTCGGTGCTGCGTCGTTGTTCATGTGGACAACCTTACCGGCGTGACTGTTAAGTGTCAAGTCCTCGGCGCCACCAGTCTGGGACGGGTGCCGGTTGGCGTCCGGCGCGCTGGCCCCGGCCCCGGCCTCGGGGTCGAACCAGGGACCGGCCGGGATCGGCAGGGTGTTCGAGCCGTCCGGGTCCGGGAGGTCATCCACGTCCTGGGCGTCGCCCCGGTACGGGTACTCCGTGCCCTCGGTGGCCCACTGGCGGGGGTCGGCGTGGGCCTCGGCGTGGAGGGCGTCCATCGCGTTGCGGTACCCGCCAGCGGTCCGGGTGACCTCGGCAAAGTGCCGGTACTGGGGGGTGGCCTGGTTCTCGGTAGCCTCGTCCATCTCGGC